TGGTCAAATCTCGTTTTGTGCCGCTTTCGCCCTTTAGCCATTTTGTCCCCCTCTCTTAAGTTCTTTTTTAATTCGCTTGATTGCCTTTTCCAGTTCGTCCAGTTCCGACAACTCTAATTTCTCGACCTTGCGTTTTATCTCGTCAAACTTTGACCGCTCCGCCCCCTTGACCGCTTGCACAGAGTTGACCGTCTCGCGGTCGTCCATAACTAATTGTAAGCGTTTCGGGTCGCTGAGTATCGAGATATATTTCGCGGCGGTACGCTCCGACATTCTCAGGAGCTCGGCCACGTACGCCTTTTTATTGGGCGCGACCATATACTCATCCCAATGATTCATAATGTCCTGGATTCTCGACTTGTCGTCGAGGTTGCGGCGGTCTTTTTGTATATGCCCGATAGCTGCGAGGACGTCCTTAACCGTTTTAAAACGCTTACGTACACAAGGTACGCGGATTAACCCAACGCGGATTGACGCCTCTCGGCGCGTATGGCCATCGTAGACATATTCAAGCCCGCCGAGCTCGTCAATAATGGCGATCTTTATGGGTTCTGATATGTCGTACCCGTTTTTCTCCATGTCCTCGGCGATCCGCTCGAGGTTCTCGGGTGCTATCGGGTACGCGTTTTTAAATCGCGGGTATAGTGGAAGCGTTTTCGGGTCTTCTTGTTGTGTCACTTTAACCTCTCTTTTTTGCGTGTTCGCGTATGACTTTCCGCTCATTTTGGCGCTTTTTAGCCTGTTTTCGGGCTTTTTAAGCGTTTTGTCTCTTGAGGTGCAACGTTGCACTCCACCCCTATTCTGTCGCCGCCGCTCGTAGTTTTTCACGGGTACGAGCCAATAAAATGTCGTCCCCGACCATACTAACAAGCATGATCCCGAGCGTATCGGGCACGCGAAAAACGGCTCGACCGCTCTTTCGTAAGCCCTCGACGGCCGCCGTTATTCTCGCCCATTCGTCCTCGGTTACCGCGACTTTCATCGAGTACGTTTTTAACGTTACCCCTTTTCGCGCGTCGTCTCTTGTTATCATTTTTTTTCTCCGCTCTCGTAACGCTTAACAACAAGCGCCCGTTTTCTTGCCGACAAGCGGCTCTTTTTCTCTTGTACGAGCCTGTACTCTTTCGCTAAGTCCACGCCGTCGAGCGGATCTTCCCTTTTTGCGTCGAGCGGATCTTCCCTTTTTGCGTCGAGCGGGTCTTCTCTCTTCGCGTCGAGTGATACACCCCCGCCGAAAAGCGCCGTCGCCCAGATTGCAGCTATACTTGTACGGCTAGTGAGTTTTTTTGCGTCGTCTCTTGTTATCATTTTTTAACCCCTTGTTTTATTCTAGCATATATTGCGTGATCTTTTCGACGGCCTTTATTTGCTGTTCAACGCCTAAGATCACCGTTAGCCCGTCTACTTCCGAGTTATCAAGATACTTGTTGACGAGCGCCTCGGCCTCTATACGCGATTCACATATATAGTGCTCGGATCCGTTTTGATACTGTCTTTCTACAAATACGTGGTATACCGCGTCTCTCGATAAAAGTACTTCCATAAAAACCGCCTCTCATAATAAAAAAATACCCCCGCCGCGTGAGCGAACGGGGGGCGTACTACAAAAAGCCTTACTCGTCGAACGCGCCTTCTTTGTCGTCGTCCTCGTCTTCGTCCAGTGCCTCGAAAGCGTCCTCACGTCCGAAAACTTCGTCCTCTTTCACTTTCTGTACGCCTAAAAGCGAAAGCGTCGCGCCTTGTTTCGGCTTGCTGTAAAGGTAAACCTCAACGTACAAGTTGATCCAGTAGCCCGAGAGAATCTCGCCCGCTACCATACCCGAGGGTATAGCCACGTTGTGACGGTCTTTCACGGTCGGAGCCCCGCCCTTACGGTTACGGTTCGCGCCCAGAACAATCATACCCGCATAAGCCGCGATTGCAGTCTTGCCCTCGTCGATACGGCGAGCGTTAACGGCGTCCCCGTCCTTCAAAATACAATTGTCGTTGTACGGGTCAGCGTCGAAAGCGGTTTTTGTGACTTGCTTTTTAACCGTTGCCGACCAATCCCCGTTTTCGTCGATTGCTCTTGTGACGTTCGCTTTGATCTCAGCGAGCTGCCCTTTTGCAGCTTTCGGTATCAAGATTTTAATACCGTACTTCGCTTGCTCCTCTGTTTGTCCGTCGAACGCCCTAGGGGTGTCAAGGGACGGATATACACAACGAACATTTTTGATTAAGAATCGTTCTTTTTTCATGAAGAACTCCTTTAAATAAATTTAACGTCTCTAAAAAAGACAGTACTCACGTCGGGTCATAAAGTCAATTCTTTTTTGCTAAAAAATTACGTAAAAAAATAGCAATAAAGACTTGACAATAACTAACGACGCGGTTAATGTATCCGAAATTAAAGGAAAGAGAGGTATTTTTATGCTGAGGGTAAGACATTACGAAGACGAGACGTTCGAAGTTTATAACACAGGTGCCCCGTACGAGTCGCTTTTTCGCGGCTCGCTTGCGGAGTGCGAAGCGTTTGTCCGGTTGACTCACGCCGGACTTTTGGACTAAGGGGGCAGAAAATGAATAGGGAAAACGACCCAAGCGACCCGGATTTTGTTTTCCGTCCGGTTCGTATATTTATTGTCAATAAAGAGCTTAGGGGTGAGGCGGATCTCGCCCCCGAGCCGCGTAAGATTGTTTCTATTAAAAAGAACGTTAAGAAAAGAGAGGTTAAAAAATGAAATTGAACACGGAGCAATTAGTCAAAATATTGCGGTTACACTCATTATGGCGCCAAGACGACCCCGCCGGATCAAGGGCAGACTTGCAGGGGGCAGACTTGCAGGGGGCCGACTTGCAGGGGGCAGACTTGCAGGGGGCAGACTTGCGGGGGGCAGACTTGCACGTCCCCATAAGCTGCCCCAAGGAGGGTGAGTTCACGGCTTTCAAAAAGTGCGCCGGGGGTATTATCGTCAAGCTGTTAATCCCCGCCGACGCGAAGCGGTCGAGTGCCACGGGGCGCAAGTGCCGCGCGTCAAAAGCTATCGTCTTAGATACAGGCGGCGCCGAGGTGGCCTACTCGCAGCGCGATAACGATTTTGAGTATAGAGTCGGCGCGACCGTCGAGCCTAAAGAGCCGTTTTGCGACGACCGATTCGACGAGTGCGCAAGCGGGATACATTTTTTCATAACTCGGCGAGAGGCCGAGGAATATTAAGAGAGGTTAAAAAATGAAAGTAGAAAGTATTACGATTTCGCTAGGGCGCACACTAAACACAGGGAACTTCGAAAGCTACCGGGTCAAGGTCGGCGGGACGTTCAAGGCCGACGACGAAAAAGGGCTCCCCGCGGGCGCTTGGGGCGAGGCGTTCGAAGTCGTGGACGCGGAGCTCAAGTCGAGAGTTAAGGCCGCAAAAGAAAAACTAGAGCGTATACGGGGGGCGAAGTGAAATACAAATTGTCAGCGTCAAGCGCGAGCCGCGTCGTCAAGTGCCCCGCGTCGTTTCATCTCGAAAATACTATCACGCCGGAGCTTAAGTACAACGCGTTCGCGAACGCCGCGTCGCTCGGCTCGTCAATCCACGCCGCCGCCGAGACAATCCTTTTCGCCATCGCCGAGAATAAAAAGCCGGTTGCCGTTAAGGCCTCACTTAAGGCGCAAGGAATTCTCGACACGTCCCCGGATTATGACAAGGCTTTTAACGCCGTCGACTATTACACGAAGTACGTTAAAAAGTTATGGAAAAAGCGCGGGGGCGAGCTACTTATTGAACAAAAAAGTCGGGTAACGTCGAACGGGGTCGATTGCGTATTCAAAGCCGACGCGATGATCGTCACGTCGGGCGGGGTCGACATAATCGACTTAAAAACGGGTAACTTCCACTACGGCGAAAGCGCCACGGAGCAGCTTACTTTATCGGCGCTTATATACCTCGACAATCCCAAGACTTTACGCGGCCACGTCGTCCAGCCGAACTATTATAACGAAGCGGAGCGCGTGTTCACGTTCTCTAAACTTATAGAGACACCCGCGAAAGACCTCGACAAAATGACCCGTAACCTATTGCTCTCAGAAAACGACTTTCGCCCCGGCGGACATTGCGCCTTTTGTCCTGGTATTGTTACGTGTAAATTTGCTCATAAGTATACTGAGCTTGTCGCCGGGCTTTTGGCGGCGTCGGCGGGCGATATGGAAGGATTGACCCGTGAGAAGTTAGAGGCAGTATGGCTCTTGAAAAAGCCGCTTGAGTCCTTTCTTGCGGCGGTCGAGCAACGTCTCACGGCCTTAATTGACTCCGGCGTCGCCTTTGAAAACGTGCAAAAAGTGACCTCGTACGGTCATAGACGTTGGGTCGATCTTGGCCTTGTCAATGAAAAGCTGTCCTTTTTGGGCGAAAAGCTGTTCAAGCCCCGCGAGATAATCACCCCCGCGCAAGCTGAAAAGTTAGCCGGAAAAGTGAATATTTCCGAGTTGTATTCTAAACCTGAGCTTTATAAATTAGCCGAGAAAGACAAAAGCGGCGACGTATTCGAGGTGCTATAATGATTAAATTTCCTATTGTTTTACGCCGTCTACGGGTGGGGGACATAGTGGTATTAGCCGACAAGCAGGGACTCACTCACCCCGACGGTCGGAAATTGCACGGTTTTATCGGTCGCGTTCAACAAATACACAAATTTGGAAAAGATAAAAAGTACCGGGTACGGGTCGAGACGAATCACCACGCTTTCGAGGTATATCTCGACCGCTCGGAATTATGGAAGGTTATAAAATGATTATACATATTGACTTTGAGACGTACTCCCGCTGTGACTTAAAAAAGCGGGGGGCGTGGGTATACTCCGAGGACTGCTCGACCGGGCTTTTTTGTATGGCGTACACGTGGGAGGGGCTCGGATCCGTCCAGTTATGGACGCCGGGCGACAAGCTGCCGTCGGAATTCGACGCTCCCGACGCCGTATATGTCGCACGTAATGCCCTTTTTGAGCACGCTATGTGCGCAAACGTCGCCGTCCCACGCTACGGCTTCCCCGAGCGTATGACACGCGCCGACGTATGGGTATGCACGCGGGCGCTATCGGTCGCGGTCGGTATGCCCGGATCTTTGGGGGAGTGCGCGAAAGCTCTTAACGTATCGCAAAAGCTCAACACGGGTATCGGCTTAATAAACAAGTACTCTAAGCCTATACGCGCCGGGGGCGAATTCCGTCCCCTTGTCGGCGAGGATCGCGACCTTATGTACGAGTATTGTCGCGCCGACGTACAAGCCGATTTTGAGTGTTACAACAAATTGAAAAACCTCGAGACGAATCACAGAGAGACGGGTGCTTTTTCTCTGGACTTTGAGCAAAATATCAAGGGGCTGCCCGTTGACGTCGACTCGCTCTATAAGGTACAAGCTGAGCTTACGAAGGCGTACGAGCTCGCCGAACTCGAGGCGAAAAAGTACGGTATCAATATTCGTAGCCCCAAGCAATTGCAAAATTATTTGCGGGAGCGGGGCGTGCGCGTTGACGATTGCAAAGTCGAGACGATAAAAGAAACGTCCGAAATACCGTGCTTATCCGGCGACGTGTACGCGGTTCTTGAGCTTCGTTTATTCTTGGCGAAAGCGTCCGTCAAGAAATTTCAGAGCATGATTGACCGCGTATCCGAGGACGGCTTTTTGCGCCATTCTCTTTTGTACTTCGGCGCGGGAACGGGTCGTTGGTCGGGGCGGGGCTTTCAACCCCATAATCTGCCCCGTACCAAGACAAAGCCCGAAAAGATAGCGGGCATGATTGAGGCGTTCGACGGCTCAGAGGGCGACCGTAAAGCCCTGATTGACACGGCTAAAAGAATACTTCCCGGCCTTATTTGTGCTGAGGCGGGTAAGTCCTTTATTATGGGTGACTTTGCCGCTATCGAGGCGCGGGGGCTCGCATTTTTGGCGGGTGAGAATACCCTGATTAAGCAATTTAAGAACGGCGAGGACGTGTATATATCGACGGCGGCCACGCTTTTCAACAAGCCCGCATCGGCGATCTCAAAAGAGGGCTTTGAGCGTCAACTCGGTAAAAAGGTAATTTTGGCAAGCTCATACGGAATGGGCGCGTCAAAGTTCTTTCAAACGTGCCAAAAGGACGGACTCACAGTATCGCCGGAGCTTGCCGAGCACGCTATCAAGATGTTTCGCGGTATGTATCCGAAAATACCGACGTTCTGGCGTAACCTCGAGACGGCGTTCTCTAATTGTTATGTAGGCAGAAAACAAAAGTTCACTTGTAAGGTAGGCTCGTACGTGTCGGTACGTGGGGCGAACAATTACGTTGCCATTCGCTTACCCTCCGGGCGGGAACTTTATTATCACGACGTAAAACAAGATGAGCGGGGGCTCTCGTACTTTAACCACTCGCGAAAAGCGCGGGTGTACTTGTACGGCGGGATCTTGGCCGAGAACGTGACCCAAGCGGTATGTCGTGACCTTCTCGTCGAGTGTATGATCGATATGAAAAACCACGGGCTCTCGCCCCTCTTTCACGTCCACGACGAAATTATCTGCTATGAGCCCGACGACTTGGTCGAGTTCGGCGCCAAGATTTTCGAGCGGATCACAAACGCCCCGCCGTCGTGGTTTGTCGGGTTTCCTATGAAAACAGAAATAGAAATTTGTAAGAGGTACCATAAATGATAGAGATTATTTTTATAGCCACGGCGGTCATCTTCGCCCTGCTCGTCGGTACGCTTATTTCGCTTATTGAGTTATATATCCGCATAAAGAGGGGGCGCTGAAAATGACAGAAAGACAAATACTTTCACGCTTTTTAAAACAGTATAAGCAGCACGCGGAGGGGTTCGCGCATAAAGAGGGGGACGTCTACGGCGGACAGAAAAAGCCTTATGACTTTTACATTGTCTTTGACGGCGTACACATAGCCGTCGAGGCGAAAAAGGACGATTATGCGCTCGAGGAGCACCAAAAGACCGCGCTCTATGAGGTAGCCGACGCGGGCGGGGTGTCGTATGTCTTGCGCTTTCGCACGGGTTATTATGCGTATTTCTATTCGTACGTGCTATCAGAGGCGCCGCTCCCCGCTGTTGTCGTGCCCTTTACGCGGGGGTCGTATGACCCGAACGCGCTCGAGTCCCTCGCTCGGCGCTTGACGGGGGTTTTATGATAACCAAGTTTACGCCGTGCGGGAAGCGCCTGCTCTTTGACGACGATATGGCGGAGCGCCTTGATGGGTATTCGTTTTATTTTCACGGGTGCCTTAAGGCCTATACCGCCGTGGATACCGCGAAGGGCTATAGGAATACGCTAAACGCCCTGCTATACGGGGGCGACCGGACTGTCTATCACGTACACAAGAACGGGGACGAGGGCGACTTTCGCGCCGAGAACGTCGAGCGGGTGCCTCGGTCAGTTATGTTTCGGGCACGCCCCCCTCGTGGGGGCTCACAGTATAAGGGGCTCAATATTGATAAAAAGACACAAGTGATTCGCGCAGTCGTGTATCTGGGCGACCGCAAAACATTGCAATTAGCTGTCGAGCGCTTACCTGCGCACCCCGCCGCGCGAGCGGTCGTCCTCAAGAAAGCCGCCGGGGTATATAACGCGGCACTTGATTACCTGGGGCTTGACGGGTATCGAAACGACGTGCCCCCCGTGGCGCTGAATAGCGAGCAAATAGCCGCCATCGAACGCCGGTTAAATAGAAGTCAGAGCGTCGAGGTTGTATCCTGAGCCCGTTGTTTGTATCCGGTTATACGCACACGACGCCGCGTCGATTTGGTCGTCGTGCGTATAATCTCTCGGGTCGTTCGAGAAAGCCTCAAGTTCTTGTAAGAAAGCTTCGTTCCACGCCCCGCGAAGTATAGTGACAAGGCCGTTCTCACACGCTGCCGAAAGCGGGAGCGCCCTTGTCACTTTCCTATCCGACACCCTCACTTTGTCGATTAAGAGATTCGCCGCCGTGTATTCCTTGACAAGCTGCTCAACCTCAGTTATCCCCGCTTGCCCCGGATCCTGCTCGAGTACCGTCCGCGCATTTTTATACATTGCGGCGTCCTGTCTTGCCGTCTCGAGCATAAAAGCGTTTCGTTTTGCCGGCCGCTCACGAAAGCGCCTCACGTCCGCGATTATATATTCGTTGTCCGTCGTTTTTATCAGCAAAACCCCCGCCGTGTAATCCGGGTTGTTATCCGTTGTTTTCTCAGTCGCCGCCCTATCCCAGCCACGAATACAAGAGCGTACGACGTGAGCGGGCGGGAGTGAGTCGATAAAACGGAACCAATGGCGGCGAAAGTACTCACCCTTTGATCGTTTAATTTTCCAGTTGCCGTATAATAGTTGCTCTTTCTCGACGTTCGGCAGGGCTTTGAGGTTAGCCAAGTAGCCCGGGTTTTGCTTAAGTAAGATCTTATTGTCGTATATTGACGCCGAAATAAAGGTAAAAGACTTGACCATACTCTCCGCCGAGAGCCCCTGCGCTTTGTCCTCGACGGATAGGTCGACGGATCGAGCGAGAACGTTTTTCTGCCCGCTCCATAGTACCTCGCCGTCGAGGCGCACGAAATATCGTACTTTCCCGGATCGCTCGGGGATAGGGTAGCCGGTGTCTTGATCAATATACCACGACATAAACTCAGAAAGCCAGTGATCCGGGTCGGGGTTACACGTCCCGCGCACATACGGCGCCACGCCGCACGTCGAGCGGTTACGTGATAGCAGGTAAAAGAACACCTCTTTCGAAAAATGGGTAAGCTCGTCAAATAGAATAGTGCAAAGCTGTGAGCCTTGCCACGAGTACACGTCCTTTTCGTGTTGTAAATGTCGGAAGTCAATCCGCGACTCTTTGAATTTCGCTTGCATAGTGGGAGAGGCGACAAGGTTCGCGCCGAGCGGGCGATAGAGATCGTTCGCCGTGTCCCAGAGTCCACCCGGCGCCGTAATTTCTGGGTTCGTCCGACGAAATATCGTAGCGTTATAGCCGGGGACGTGTACGTAGTGCAAGGGCTCCATAAGTAGCGAGAACGACTTACCCGACCCCGCCGAGCCGCCGTATATTGCAATATCGGCCGAACTTGATAAAAACGTTTCTTGTGCGCCCTTTTGTGGGGCAATTATTCTCTCGGGCATACGTGCCGCCTTTAAAGTATATTGTCAAAATAGGGCTCAGAAAAGCAACGACATTGTACCGCCGAGCCGGGCGTCCCGTCGTACATTTCACTTGTTCGCGATTGCCACGTCTCGCCGTCGTCGTCGGAATAAATAGAGTCGTCGTCCCAGTCGCAGAGCATACCCTCGAGGGCTGAGTGATCCGCCCGCACGCGCTCATCTAGCGAAGTTCGCCATACGTACCACGTCAACCCGATATTTTGTTGCCTCAGTTTATTAAGCTCGCCGTAAAATTTCGCCGTTTGGTCGCGGGCGATAAGGCGCGTACGGTTCGCGGCCGACATTTTTAAGGGGCTTTTTTCAAGTGTACCAATCCCGACCTTTTGTATGATTTTTGCTTGAATTGACGGCGTGGACTCGCCCGAGCGTATGCCATCGCGGACAATTCTCTCAATATCCCGCGCCGTTTCGTTCTCTAGGTTCGTGATTAAGTTCGCATTTTCGCGGACAAACTCAGCCTCTTTCGAAGCGAGCCACGGCTCCGACGATACCGGGGAGACGCCGATCGCGCTCTTAATAACGCGATTATGCTCGGCGAGTGAGTACCCAGATATATCCGCGCCGATATCGCGGGCGACCTGCTCAAACGTACGACCGGCAGCGCGTCTCGACGTATCGGCGTTAATTATAAGCATAGCCGTGTCGAGGTCTTCGACGTACCCGTCAAGCTGGACGGTCGACATATTAGCGATATAGTCAGCTTTCATCGCGGGGATAACTGAAAAGAGGGCTTGGGTAACGGACTTTTTAAATACTTGTAGTTCTGAAAAGAGGGCTTTTCGGTACCGCTCCTCGATAGCGTTCGGGAAGCGGGGCGGTACCGGGCGTTTTACTCGTCGGCGAGAGAAGTCGATTCCTTGCGCTTTGAGCTCGTTTTTAAGTTTTTTTTTACCGGAGCCGCGTCGGCCTCGACTGAGGGCGCGTCGTTTCTGTGCTTGTATAGCGACTTGCACACGGCGACGCGGGCGAGCGGGTTCGGGAACTCCTCTGTCATATCGGGCGAGAACGTACACCGATTGACAAACTCCAGCTCGCTTTCGTCTATTTTAACTTGTGGTAGTGGCATTTATGCCCCCTCTTCGTCGTCTTGTTCGGGCGATTCGTCAAGATCCAAGTCGAGCGCGCCGCCTTCGTTCATGAGAGCCGCCCGCGCCTCGCCGGTCGTGATCAAATTCCACTCGACAAGCTTCGCGAGAGATTCGACATTTTTAGCGAATATGTCAGATTTCTCTTTCTGCGACGTTTGTTGTATCGGCGCGAATTCCCAGTGTATTTCGTCGGGGTCGATTGCAACGTCGGAGCTTGAAGCAATATACGAGATTAAGCGGTCGAAAGGTTCTGTCAAGACTCTTTCGCTCTCACGCTTAACATAGTCGTAATAGCGCGCCTCGTCCGAGTCCCCCTCCGAACCTATACCGCCCACGATTTTCGTAAACAATCGCGATACGGGGATACGGCTCTCGGCTGAGAAAAGCACCATAAACTGCTTGAGCAGGTCGGGGAGACCGGTAACGTTAATCGTTTCCGAGACGATCTCTTCGCCCTCGGGGTCGAACAAAGCCGCGTTCATTATGCTCATTGACTTTTTCATGATACGCAGGCGCGTCAATATTTGCGACTCTTGGCCGTTTGCTAACTTCTCAGAGAGCCCTTTTATACCGAACTTAAGCACATTGAAACGCTCAAGTAATCGGTTCGCATACGCGAACGCGGGCGCGATCTTTGACAAGCTCGAATAAACGCGTTGAATTACCGACCCGTCAAAGTATGAATTATTGACCTTCTCGTCGTGCGGCAGATACTCACCTGCGAAGTATAGGCAGCGGCTCTCATGTATTGGGACTTGTGATCCGTCCGCCCGTGTCACGGTGTACGTTTTGATCTTACCAAAGCCGGGCGAGTTCACGTCCGTCTCAAAGTTTGCGGGGGTGAGAGTGAGCCGTGAGCGGTCGTAAAGCTCGAGCGACCGCACGCTCTTAATCTTGGTTACGTCGACGGGCGTATCGAGCTTTGTCTCGTCGTCGTCAAGATCCACGACAAGCAGCGCCCCACCCATTGCACGGGTCGACGCCCAAGCGTTGAAAAATTCAGTCTTCGCCTTAAGCGCGCGAAGTTTGTCTTGTATAAGCCGGTCGGAGTCGCCGTCGATATGTACCCAGTTTTTGAGGCCGTCGCCGGGGATCTCAGTACACACGATATTTGCGAGCCCGTCGTATGCGAATATATTCGCGAGGGTCGTCGTCGGGAGAAGGGGCGTCGTTGAGCGAGAGAACGACGTCGCGTTCTCGGAGTTCGTCTCGCCCATACCCGTGAGTAGGTTGCCCCACCCGTCTAGCTCTATTTGTCTATTATCGGTCATTGTCGCCCCTTACATATCAAGATAGAATCCAATAACTATAACAACATGACCGGCGGAGGACAAGGTTCCCCCAAACGTGTGATTATATCTGAGTATAGGGGACGCTGACGGTATATCGCTAGTGTAGACGTTGAACCAAAACCCTACTGGAGCATTTACAATGTTTCTCCCAAAGTACTGAGTAGTTGCCCCCGCACTGCGAAGGCTGGAAGTAGAGTCACCCCCTACTGAAGCTTGTCCATTTGTCTGTACGTATAAACGGAATCTATGTGTGTTAGCCGGCACACCTAGTAGCGTGAGCATATCAAAATCCGACGCGACTGTGGACGTGGATGTGGATGAAAATACTGTGAACGCCGAGCCGTATGACCAAAAGTCATTATATTGAAAGAAATTGGCGAAGTTGCTACTTGCGTTTTTAACCGAGCTAATTAAACGCGTAAAAACATACCCACTTGGCATTGTCGGCGCTGTCGCTGAAAGCGAATAAAACGGATCGCACGTGCCGTCAATTTTTGCCATCATCCATACATACATCCACCCGTTAGCAGGTTCGGCAGCTGATCCCGTGTCCCAATTGCCCGCCGTTGCTACGTCAAACGCCAAATATGAGCCGCTTGTTTTATGTATACGCCCGATTTGCAAATTGTCAAACGTAATGTCAATTTGATTGTTTGGGCTTGCGACCGTACTCTTGACGACAAGGTTTTTATACGACGGGAAGTCCGAGTCCTTGCCGCTCGTAATGAGCGCGAGTCCGGTAATACTTTTTGAGTCGGTGCCGTCCCGAACTGATAAAAGATTCGCGTCCTCGATAACCGCTTGAGCCGCCGCCGTATCGACCGCGCCGAGTACCGTTTCTTTCAATACCGCGCCGGTTGCTTTTTTACTTGACCCGCTTTGTACTATTACTACGAGATCCGCGTCAGCGATTGCCGTCGCGCTTGTTAATTCCGATATCTTTTTCGCCATTGTTATGCCTCACACATAAATGTTTTCGCCGTTTTCAAAAACGAGATTTTCTCCCGTCTCGGTGGTAAGCTCCGCCAAAAATGCAAGCCCCACCCCCGCCGGGAGTACGTCGTAAAGTATTGTTTCATCGAGTACGTCGCTTTCCGTAAAAGTCAATTCGTCGTAGCCCGTGATATCATAATCGTATATTTTGATTTCTTCTAAGTCCTCACTGAGTAGCGCCTCGCCCGCCTCGTCGGTCAATGTTTGCCACGCGAAACGGTCGAGTACAAGGTCGTCGCCGTCCTCACATAACGCGCCGAACTCCTCGAAGAGGTTGACGTCGCCGTCGGTAAAGATCTCAGCGACGAGATCCCGCGAGTAATCTTGGTAATAATGTATAATCGTCGCGTTAAATATCTTACGGATCGCGCGAAGTAATACGGGTATTTCGCCGCCCGAGACGTTGAGCTCGACTTTCAATTGTAATAAGGTTTTGTAGTTTATGTCCGTCCGCCCTTGGCGCTCAAAACCGACAATCCGTCCCAAAACGTCAAGCTGTGCGCCCTCGGCTACGTCCCAAAAGTACGAGCGCACGGCAGAAAAAGCGAGCGCCTCGAGTTCGTCCGCGTCCTCGCCATCGACCGCCAAGAGTTTATTTATGTTCTCGGCGTCCTTGAATTGAAAGAGCAAAAACGCTCTCATAAGCTCAGCGTAATTTGTGCGGGCGCTTGGGGTTATCATACTACGGTAACCGTAACGCGAGCCACCGCGAAGTCGAGAATTTCGTCAACGGCGACGGTTATGTTCGACGTTGAATAGTCGCCAGGTGCGGGGTCTGGGGTCGTCGTGAGCTTTGTCGCCGTCTCGAATACGGTAATACGGTCAACGCCGGTCACCGAGAACGCCGCGTCAAATAGTTGTTGTACTTTGCCTTCGTCGCCTATCCCGAAAAGAGCCGCGCCCTCGGCGGCTATCGCCTCAGCGACAAGATCCGCTCCCGTTGTCGGGAACGTCGAGTCCGCCTCGACGGTTATATTGACCCATACGTAACGAGGGACGGGGCGAGAGAAATAAATTGTCTGGGTCTGCCCCTCCTCGTCGATAGTTGTCCCGCTTGTGTTGCCGTATGACTTAACCCCGGCGGGCTGCCGGTTGAATATCTCAGAGACGACGTCGGCGTCCGTCCCGCCTTGTACTATACATGAAAAACGGTGGGCGGGGATCCCGTACCCGTCGGTCGTATCTTCGCGATTCGAGATAACCTTCGCAAAGGTCACGCCGTCAACGTTTTGTTGTAATGCTTTTTTAATACCTTTATCGGTGCCGCTCGTAGATACTTGCACGTTCTCAGAGCGGCGCACACGCAGCGCGTCGTCGTCCTCGCGGTAACGTCCGGTAATACCGGCGCTCAAGTTTGTAACACTTTTTAAGCCGCTCACGGGCGTGATTATCGAGTCAATCGCCCCGGTCAATACGATAATAGGGGCGGCGACGGTGCACGATACCGCGCCCAAAGTGCCAAGCTGAAATATAGAGAGATTATTGGTCGTTACGGTAAAGGCGAGCGTCGTTATAAGATCGTCCGAGAATATACGCAAGTACGCGCCCGAGAGCTCGGCCGTTGCCGCCAAGGATCCTGCGTTCACGGCGTTTCTAAGGCCGGTAAGGATCTCGAGCTCGGTCGCTGAGCCGTCGGAGGTGTACGAAAATGAAACGGCGTTGACCGTGAGAGTATACGCGGTCGTATCCGCGATTGACTCGACTTTATAGAAACACTCGACCGACGCGGCCGGGTCAATGATTATACCGTCGTCGAGGTTGAATACGTACCCGCCCGCCGAGATTGCTACTTGTTTTGTCGTGGGGGCGTTTAATATTTGTGTGTTCGGCTCGCCACGAAACGACACCCGCGCCGTCGACGGCAGCGCCTCAAGCCGCGCGGTACCTGAGAAAGAGCATACAAAATCAAGAAATACGCCGATTGCTTGGTCTGGGTCGAGAGACGCGGCGAGGCATTGTATAAGTAACTCGGACTCTTGGAGCGTCTCGGCCTTGATAGCAACGAGCATCCCGAGAATCGACTCGTCGGAGAGGTCGCACTCAGCGCCGAAATATGAGCGATACTGCTTTTTAAAACGCTCTAGTTTGTCGGTATAGAGTTCAAGTTCGAACCCGTTCGCGGTCATTGACGAAGCGGCCATATTATAACTCCGTATCGAGTGAGATTATCGCGCCCGTATCGAGCCGGAGCCGCGTCGAGGGTAAGACCTTAAAAGTACGGCTCGGTATATCCGCGCCGGTATTCCATTCGATAATTTCTGTGACTGCCTGCTCTCGCATACACTCGGCCTTTAAAGCGGCGTTTATAACTTCGACGTTAGGGTTTTTTACCTTGACAACACCGAAAAAGTCAACACCTTTATTTGTATTTAAAAACCATTCGCCGAGGAACCGCCCAAGCCGGAGCGTGAGCCGTTGTTTGACTTGGTTGTCAATATCGGCGACCGGCTCGAAGTCGTGCCCGTTAAAATAAATGTCGTTCCCGTCCCGCTTAAGATCTATCATATAGCTCCGAAAAGGGCAGTCGCCCGCACTCGTAAAGCAATCATCTGAGCAATAAACGCCGGGCTTGCCGAGTACCCGCCCGTGGTGGTAAGCCCTGCGAGGTCGGTTAATAGCTCGCCGAGCATCGCCCCCCACGACTGAGACGCGTTTTTAAAGTTTATAAAACCGGCGTCCGTCCGGTATAGCGTCGTGTAAAGCGGTTTATAATCCGCCTCGACGACAAGCTCCGAGAATTCGTAGGGCACGAAAAACGCGTCGTTAAGATCAAACTTGCGGCGGCTTGCGGGGGGCAGCGTCGACCCGAGCTTTTTAAGCGCCGTTATATCCCGCTCGCTGAAAAATAAGAGCCCAGGATCCCCCGGTAACATGTCGAACGATAGCCCCGCGCGTCGTGTGCGGTTTATACGAACGGGCACGCCTGAAATGTCGGGCATCGAGAGAATTGTCCCGTCGCGGTATGCCTTCGAAATTTTCGGACGAACGACCGCCGAGATCCCGTCGTAAAGGACAATTTCGGCGGGGATACACGTATGCAAGTTTTCCAAAATTCCGTTGGCGACCGCGTCAACGGCGCCGGTTAAACTTTCGCTCATGTCAAAGCCCTCGCCGTTATCTCAGAATAAAAGTCATTCGAGTAATTACTGCCGTATTTGTGCACGGTCTCTATTTTAAAAACGCCGCTCATGACCTCTTTTTTCGACGACACGTTGACCGTTTGCCCGACGAAAAGCCGGGGGTTGAGTAGCGTTTTGACCTTATACTTGGTAACCTTGATTTTCGCCTTTCCATTGTCTTCTTCTTCGACGATTTTCTCGGGGCTGCCGATCATACCCGAAAGCGGGGTAATTACCGCCGGCAGGCCTATCTGGGGTAAGCTCGGATTATGGACATAGAGCCGCCCGTCGTTCACGTACCACTCAAGATCGAGCGCGTCGTGCACTACTTTGTCGAGAGCATTTTTCAAGATCCCGACGTATGAGAACCCCGACAAATATACATAATCGCCGGGGATAATGTTCGAAAGAGGGGTCGCTGAGTACCCCGAAATAGCCGCGATTATTGCACTCGCGAGTGTACCCATCGGAAACGAAAGAGACATTTTCATACTATAAAGGCTATTCGCCCCGAACACCCCGCCGCGATCCTCGACCTCGAAAACGGATACCGTCTCGAGCGACGCCGGCTCCTCGCGATAATCCTTGAGCACGCCCGAAAATATAGGAGCGGGTAAACTGTCAAGGTGCCCCGCGTTTAGTACCACGTACGAGCCGATCTTATTTATGAGCGACCGCGTAGCGGGGGTGAGGTTATATATTTTAATGACCCCAACGTCGGGCTCTTTTTTCGTCGTTTGCTTGGTCTGCGTTACATCAAAGTCGATACGAAGTCCGCCGATCGGTATACCGTTAATTACACAGTTTAGAACGCGTACAAACATTATAGCACGTCCGTGGGATCAAAGTAAAAAAGCTTGTACTCTTGGCCGAGGTTGTCGTATGTGAGCCCGTCGTTTGCGGTCGTGCTTTGTTTAATGACACGGAAGTCGCCCTCGGGGATCCCCTCGGTTGCTCGCTTATTGCAAAAAAGACAAATACCCGTCACGAGTCGAACCGTCGGCGCCGTTTGTACGCCGCCTGAGTCCTTGAGCGTCATATACCACGACTCGTCGCGGGGGTTGAAAGTAAGAGCGACATAATACGACGAACCGCCCAGATTATAAAGCTTTTGAAACGCCGGTACTTTGTTGTCAAGCGAGCGCGTAATCTCTGTCATAATGTCACCATTGACGCCACGGTGAAAAGCGCCTCGGGGCTTATTTGGTTCGCCGGGAACACGAGCCCGAACGGGGGCGCAATTTGTAAGACTTGGATCGAGAGCCCGAACGTAATAGAGTCGCCGTCGTTCGCGCTTCGCGGGGCCGAAATATTGGTCGCCACGCAAAACGGGAACACTTCTAAAGCCGAGACATACGCGAACGGGAGGCGAAGAGCTCTTTGTATTTTTAACACTTCATACGCGGCAGAAACGCGGGATATATTCTCGCTTGCGCCGCCGTGTATATGGTGGTCAGATATGAAAAACGACGCCTTGATCATTATGGGCTTAAGATATACGTTGTCGGATATATCCGCGCTGAGTTCTATTGGGTGGTTTGCGACCTCGGCGGGCATGTCAATGCTCTCGTCAATCAGGACGTCGGCAGTCAAATATCCGTATTTTGTCTCTTTATACTTGCCGAAAAAAAGCGTCGTTAGGCTCATTCAACACCCCCGCCGTTGCGGCGTGTGCGGTTCATAGACCGCTCCATTTCTTCGCGTACGACTTGCCGGGTGTCGTTTTGTATAAATTGACGTTGCGCCTCGGGCGTTCCCTGGGGCACGGATACGGCGATCTTTGAGTCAACGTTAATGTTCGTCCCGTTACCCTGTTTAGCCGCCGTTTGCGCGGCTTGCGCGGCGGGATTATACCCGGCGGCGGGGGTATTCGTCCCCGCTATTGCGCCTTGAATTTCTCCGATTTTGCCGAGTGCCGCCTTTGCCATACCGCCCACGCCGGGCAGATACGAGAGCAGCTTGAGTACGGCCATAAGGGGCAGTATCATATATGTGAAAATAGCCATTGCAAAAAAGCGGATTCCTTTTACCACGTTATCAATAAACGCGGGGATCGCAGCGAATACTCGACCGAACCACGCGCCGACCGCTTGCACGCCCGAAACGAGAGCGGCGAAAAGGCCGTTGACTATATTTCGAAACGTCTCGCTGTTTTGGTATGCCAAAACGAGCACGGCTATTAGTGCCATTATCGCGAGCACTATAAGGACGATAGGATTCGCGGCCATTGCGGCGTTAAGTAGCCATTGCGCCGCCGTGGTTATTAAAACGGCGGCCTTATACGCCATTATACCGACTTGTACGAGCTTGATAGCGCCGTATATAAACAAGATCGCCCCGCCGAGTAGCATAAGGGCATCCGTTATCTTTTTCGTGTCCTCGGGTGAGAGCCCGTTTATCCAGTCGGTTACCTCTTTTAGTTTGTCGATCATAGGGGCGAGCCCTTGCGTTACCGCCTTCCCCAGAGATTCGAGCATACCCTCAAGAGCGTTCTTTAGTTGCACCATTTTCCCGGCGTCCGTCTCAGCGAGGGACTTCGCCAAGCCGCCGTAATTTTGGTTCATAACCTCAATAATGGTAGCGACGCGGGTCGACTGGTCGCCCTCTTGTATGAGTGCTTTCTGTCGGTCGTCAAGCAATATACCCGCTTTCGAGAGCGCGCCCGCTTGTCCGGCAAGCGCTTTCCCTATCATATTAGCGGCGCCGATCGCGTCCTCTTGGCTTGCGTTGACGCCCTTATTCGCGGCGAGGAGATCCGTCAAAGTCCCCGTGAGCTCGGCGGCTTGGTCAGCGTTGACACCATACGAGAGGATCTGAGACTGACCCGCCATTATCACGTCGCCTTGATAGGTGGTGTATTTTTCGGTTTCGTTTGCGAGCTTTTTTAAGGATGCGACTTGCGCGTCCGTTGCCTTGGCGACTTTGAAAGCGATTGATTCGAGCCGCGCCTCGGCGAGTTCCTGCTCGGCAGCGCTTTTCATAGCTACGGCGCCGATAGCGATAACACCTATTGCAAGACCCCGAGCCACGCCCTCGGCTTTTTTCAAGCCTGATTCGAACGACGCAAGCCCGGCGTTATCTGCCTTAAAACCCAGTAATGTAATTAGCTCTTGAACTACCATTATTTTTTAGGCTCCGCCGGTCGATAGTATTCTTGGTTCGCTATGTCGTTTATATCTCGATAATCCGCGAACGCGTTCGCCCTCATTATCTCGTCAAAGGTCATTCGCTCGGCGAGGTCATACCCAAAACCCGCGATAAAACAGAGGCGCCAGAACGCGCTTTCGGCTTGGAGTTCTTCGTCGAGATCGGCGACGACTCCGACGTCTCTTCGTCGTTTGTTGTCCTCGTCGCGGGCGCGCCTGAGGTACTTGTTTTCGTGGTTAATTTTGACAAGCTCTCCGCCGCCCCCTCTAAAAAAGGGTAGTTAATTTTAAGAACCTCGAAAACAAGTTTGTAAATAAGATCTATTTGACCGGCGAAAAATTCGTCGAAGTCCCGCTCGCTCGAGAACCGGAAAATTTTGTCCCCGTCCTTTTTGCCATACGCGGAGGTATTCGCCAAGATCCGCTTGACAAGGGCGAGCGCTTCGTCGTCGTCGCCAAGATTCGCGAACAGATTATCGAGCCCGCCTTGTACGACGGAGAGGTCAATATTTGATTGCATGACGCCCGACATACCGCCGGTTGTGTCGAAGCCTTTAAGCACGCCCGCAAGCGCGGGGAGTACTTTCTTTTGTATCAAGTACGCGATACGAAACGACTCCGCCCCCAAAAAGGGGGCTATGTCGTAGCGTCGGCCGTCTATTTCTATTGTTTTGAGTCCCATTGTTTAATCCTTTTACGCTTCGTTTCCGCCGATTGTAAGGTCGGTTATTTCCATAAGCTTAAAATCCCAAGCGCGGTTTGTCACGTCGGTATTCGAGTCCTCAGCGTCGGGGACTTTAACGATACAAGCGCGATCCGTGCTAATAATCGTTTTGCCGATCGCGTCCTTAACCACAAACGGGAACGTTACGCCGCCGGGGGTGGTGAGATCAGCTTTTCGCAAGTTCGAAAAGACTGTATTCGAGCTCGAAGTCCGCGAAAGGGTAACCGTAAACACACCGCTTTTTATGTTCGAACGGGAGCGAGACGTACGGCCATCGGCGCCGTTTTTGAACGTCCAGTCGTCGCCGTCCATAACGAACTTAAAGACCGACCCCTCGTCGAGTCCGACGGGTGAGTTCCCGTCGATAATCACGTTGTAAAAATTTATGTCGAACGTTCTTTCGTCCATGATCACACCTCCAAGTTAATGGCGATATTCACATAGATGAACGCGCCCGCTAATTTTCCGACAATCGCAGTGTTCTTTAAGAGCCGCGCGAGTTTGTCCGCGTCGGATACGTCCGCGATATTAGGCATGGTCAACGTATACGACTCGAGTCCGCCGTTGGTTACGCCGAGGTCAAGCGCCCCGCGGATCGCGCCCTCGTACATAGTGATACCCTTTGACGTTGCGGGGATTTTCTTATTTTCGAACGACTTTTTGATCTTTAGCGCCTCGACTCGAAACGCGATCTCCTCAGCTTGCCAGTCAGCAAAATGGATGACGTCGATCCACTCTCCGCTCGCTACTTTCCCTTGGTACGGCAGCGTCACGCCGCGCGCGCTCTCTGTGAAAAAAGATACGTTCGCGGTTTTGAGCGCGTTTATTTCAGTAGTGGTGAGCGTGTCAGCCGTGATACCCTTGACATTTTTCTCCGCCCAGGTAGTCGAGCCCGGTGTCGTGATTGACATACGCGACGCCCACGCTATCTCAGGCCATTGATCACTTGTTGAGCCGTCGCACTCTGAGTGATACACAACGACCGATCGGTCGTAGCCGAGAACCTTGAGCGCAAGGCCGAAAACGGACGTTTTGTCGTCGTCGCCGAAAAGGGCGATTTTGCCGTTTGCCTCAGCCCACGCCGCGATGAGTGCTTGTTTTGCGCCGTCGCGAGTAGTGCTCGTGAGGAAATACCAATCATTATCCGCGAGCTTAATCGCGTTAAGCGCGGTCGTGTAGTCCACGTCGGCCGCCTCGTATCTGCCCATTTTAAAACCGGCGGGGGGCGCGTCCTGTATAAAAGCCGCTTGCGCCGCGAGATACTCCTCGTCGGTTACCGCCCAGTCAACGTCGACCTCGGTCAAGTTCGCGTACGTTTTTGTTCGTGTTGCGAATACCGTGTTCGCCGCCTCGACTAGTAAAAGGATCTTACCAAAGCCCGCTTGAGTGAGGGCGGGGCTCCCCAGTGTGACCGTTACGCTTATAGTGTTCTCAGTTGCCATTTTTTCGCCTCGTTTATATGTCTAGTGGTACGACGAGCCCGCCGGGGTTTAATGTAAAGCCCCCTTGTATTTCGTCGAAAGTTTTAATCGTTTCCGTTGTCTTTTCGGTATAGCGCAATTTAATATCGAGCCGCGCGCGCTCTTGATACGTTTCATCCTGCAAAGCGGTTAAGTCTGTGACCGTCCCGCCTGCGAGGTAGCTTATGCCCTGCCGTAAAAAATATAGCTGATTTTTCTCAAGTTTTAACTTATTGCAAAAATCAAATATAGCCGCTTTCGCCCCCTTGTTATATGTTTCCACGGCGAGCATAATTTCGTATGAGTGCGACAAGTTCACGACGTCGGTTGTTTTGTTCGGGTCGCTTACCGAGGACGTGCCGATTAGGCGCGTCTCGAATTGATATACATAATAGAGCGACGCAGGGCGCGAGCCGTTATCGTTGCGAGGTATGAGGGTAATAGTCGACCCGGCTACCTCTTTAACCAGCGAGAACATAAGCGTTTGTATGGTTGAATAACTCATAATAGACTCGCCTGAAAAAACCAATGAGGGAGCAGCGTCCCGTAATTACGCGACTCAAAAATCTCGTATGGTTCGCCCTGATACGTGATCCGGTCGGGGTTTTTGCCGCTCGTGCCATCGGTTACGGTGTAAAGTTCTATATTAGAATACCCTTTAATTATCTTTTTATCCCGGCGCCCCTCGGGTAACGACTCGAGAGCCTTCCCGGTAACAGGTTGAATATTACAAAGTACGGTAATAGTTGAGGGCGTACCCTCGATCCACTCGCCGTTGGCTATGCTACGAGAGCCCGCCGGGTATCTTGTCACGATATAAGCCGAGTCGAAAAAGCTCATTTTTTACGCCACCACATAGCAAGCGAGAATAATAAAGCAGATAATAAAAACGCAGATATCAAGAGCCATACACCCCACCTCTCGACCTTTGTCGGTACTTCTGACACCTTCTCAGTCGTGTTTGTCTTGGCCTCGGTCGTCGTCGTTTCCTTCTCGATAACCTTACCGGAGCTCGGCTCGTACCTCGTAATACGGGTTACGGTTCGGGCGTCGGTATGTGCGACCGTGGTCGCTTTCGGTGTACTTGAACACGCCGCAAAAATCAAGCATAAAAATATAAACTTTCTCACTCGCCGCCCCCTTTCTTTTTGCCCAGAACGCCCGCCCAGTGTACGCCGACGTTCCCGAGAATAAGAACCCCGCCGAGCCATATAAGCGAGTCAGCTAATTGGGGGTAATTGCCGTTGGTCATAGTGTACCCGGTAACAATCAGCGCCGCCCCGATACAAAACCCGATAAAAAGCTTTCTATACCCTCTCAATTACTGCCCCCGTGGCGCCGGTTGTGCTCCTCTTTCAAGGCTTTCAGCTCGGCCTCGACTTGGATCATTCGCTCTTTGTCCCGGCGTTGTAAGTCGTATAATTCCTGTATATCAAGTCTATGCTGCCCGATTGACGCCTCAAGAGTCTTTATTTGTACGAGAAAAAACTCTTTTAGTGTGGTAATGTCCTTGGAAACACCCGCGATATCTTTTCCAATCCCTTTAACTACAAGAACAACGTAAGCCCCACCAATACCAATAATAGTATTAAAGAGATATTTAATAATTTCACTCGTCGCGATAGTTTCCACAAGTCCCCGCCCTCAGTAGTTTGTTTGCCCATCTTTGCCCCCCTATTTGACCGTTACCTCATGGCTCCCTTTATCGTCAACGAGGTAATGGATCCCGTATGTCATAACGGCTATGTCGCCCGCGTCGCCGCCGATCCTATCGAGCCGCACGGCAAGCTGCGCGCCTAAGTTTGTCGAGCCTATGAAGCCCGTCGCATCGCTCAAGTTAATCTTGCGTGCCTCCGCGCCCAGTTGTGCGCTCGTTACGGCGAGGTCAACGCTCCCGCTTCGAGTGGCGAGCCCCGTCTCACGTATTGACCAATAGAAACGGAACGTTGCGCCCGTGGTGCCCGCGCTCTCAGAGGCCTTAAGAAATAAATGTAAATGCGGGTAAAACTTCTTACCGCCGAGTTGCGCCGCGTGGGGAACCTCGGCAGCGGATCCGCACGTTTGGTTATTTGCGCTTGTGAATTCGCGGTAATAGACGTTGTCAATAGTGACATAATCGGGCAGGGAGACAGCAGGACCTCCGCTCGAGGCGGGGTCGAAGTTCAAGTCCTCGTATCGAACGCCGTCAATAAATACGTTACTCATAAAGAACCCCGAACGCTAATATTGATAACGGAGTCGCCGCTTGGATTCGCCGCATAGAGCGCCGTGATAGCGGGATTAAAAAGTGAGTACCCGTCCCAGAGCTCCCATATACACGTGTCAGCGGTAATCTGTGCGGGCGTCCCCGCCGTGGCATAGATAGCGACAAGGCCGGTCTTTTGTACGGCGACTCCCGCGAGCGGGATCTCGGGGAGGGTTATCGCGGCGGAGTTGACCGCGCCCGACAAGCTAATATTCTTGTTATAGACGACGCCGTTTTCGCCCGCGTTGCCTTTTTCTGATAATGTCATACTTTGAATAGTCATTGATTCACCTCGTAGGAGATACTATCTAATAGCCGCCCGGTATCAATAAGCGGGTGAGAGGAGCCTTTTCGGTCTTTCGTGCTTTGTGCGTTGCCGGGGCTTGTCGTTTGTTGAATCTTCCGTTGTATTGTCGATTGACCCTTGAGGCCGAGAGCGTTGAGCCCCTGCTCTAAGCTCATAGAGCCCTCGGTCATTGCTTTGAGTAGCTTAGGGCGTAGGGTGTTAAGCTCGTTTCGCCCGCTTGTCGAGGGAGCGTCCATAAAAGGGCGGGGCGGGATCTTGCCATTTCCGTAATGATTGACCGCGCCGTAAAATGCCACGGAGACGCCGTCGTTCTCACCCTCGCCGGACAAAACGCCGACCTTGACCGAGGCGTCGGCGATAGCCGGAAATAGTTTTTTAATCCGCTGCCATCCCTTGTCGATAACCTTGACGCTCATTATATTACTACGTTCATAGAAATAGCGCCCGCCTTGAGCATACCCGCAAGGATAGCGCCGTAAGAGGTGCGGTATAAATAGTCATTGTACGAGACGCCGGAGCCCGCCGCATACGAGACGGAGAGATCACCCTCGCGGATAGCCGTAACGACGCCCCCGCCAAGAGAGCTGACTTTCGAGTGATTAAGCGCCATAATATGAGCCGCGTAAAGAGCGATCACATACTCAGGGCTCGCCTTAAAGCGAGACGTGTCAATAATCCCGGAGGCCTCGCTTATGTACGCGTTTTTTATCGCCTCAGTAACGGTCGAGAATTCAGGAAAGCTGTTTAACCACTCGAGAGAAGTCATTCGCCGTCGTCCTCGTCTTTGTCTTTTTTCTTCATTATGTCGGCCTTGAGGTCAGCGATCTTTGTCTCGGCAAGTTTACGAGTTGCGAGCGAGATCTTGGGGGACTTAAGAAAACCCTCAAGGATCTCGACGTTGTACGTGTCGTTTATAAGTTCCTTTTGTTTTGTCGCGGGCATATTTTCGAACAGAGCCTCAACGCTTGGGGCGCTCTCGCTCTCGGTGCCTTTTGAGGTTACGAACACCCAGTCGCCGCGCTCTATTTCAGCTTTGCCGGTGGGGGTTGCTATGTGAGCGCGAAAAAATGCTTCGTCCTCGATGGTATTGACGCCCGGAAAAATCTTTTGTCCATTCATGTTCGGGGCGAAACGTCCGTTGTATTTGATTAAGAGTGCCATTTTTATTTTTCCTTTAGTGAGGTTTTTGAAAGAGCCCGCTCGGTGCGCTGAGCTACGGGAAGCGGGCGGGCTTTTTTAAAAACCCCGCGAGAGGAGTGGCTCGCGGGGCGTGAAAAGCGATTAAATACCGTCGCCGTATGCCATTGACATAGGATACGGAGAAACGGTACCGGTAATTTTTGACTTACAAGGCACCTTGTAAGTAAAGTCGTTAGCCTGAGGAGGCGACGACGTGAACGGCTGCGTAATGGTAAATTTGACCTTGCGAGGGTTGCGAGAATATGCGATCATTCGCTCGCCGTTACCGCCGCCAAGAATACCCGCGAGTTTATTCGCTGAAAAGAACGTCACGTCGGGGTACATTGACTTAAGGTACATAAGCGCGTTTGTGCTTGTACCCGATACGATAGCCGATGCAAGCAAAGCGTACGACGCGGGGGGGAGCGCGACCGCGTTCGCCATCTCAGCGTTGCCGGTGCCCGAGCGTACAAGGTCAATACACCCGACAACGTCGCGGATCATGAGAGCCGCCGTTTTTGTTGACCAAGTCTTTGTCACGCCGGTACCGTCCGCAGGGACAGTATACGTTTGCGCGCCAGTCATAGAGAAAAAGCCCTCGATCCTTGCGTCGCTATCGCCGAGAAGAGCGATATTGTCGATCTCTTGCTCAATAGCATAACGAGCCGCTGCCACGTACTCGGCAGAAAGGTTAAGCCCTGAGTGGATCGCTTTTTCAATCTCATCCTGGTCATACATATACGCCGCCGCCACCTTGTAAACCTTGCGCGTGAACTCTTTCACGAACTTGGTAATGTTCGGTATGTCGGTTGCGTAGTTCGCGATCAATTTCGCACGGCCGGCGGGGGTGTATTGACGGTATGTGACCGTCTCGGCCCAAGGGTCGTTTGATACTTCGACCGGCAAGAGCGTCGAGTATTGAAGCTCAGGAAATACCGTGTCGTATGCTTGCGCCTCGATTTTCTCGAGTTGCTTTGTCAAGAAAAGTGTGTCGTTTGCGTCGAGTTCAACGTTGCGACTGATTGCCTCGACAAGTTTTTTAACTATGTCCATTTTTTTATCCCCTATCAAGGCTTGTTAATTTCGATTTTTGCGAGAGTAAGACCCTCGGTAACAATAGCCGCCGACTTGAACACGGCCGCGCTTACTGCCTCGGTAGTGGTGTCATTGACCGTTGAGAATTTACCCCGGTTCGCCCCAGTTGAAACGACATAGACCGTCCCGTCGACTGCCGGAGTCTGTCCGGTCACGCACTCCCCCCAGACGACACCTTGAGTCATAACGGGAACCTCGGTGTATTGCACGAACTCGCCGTCCTCGCCCTGTTCGCCAAGAGAGATACCCGCGAAAAGTTGGTCGGTGGTATACGCGAGAGCAATTGTCGCCGTGCCCGCGCCGCCGTTTACGATTGTCGCAACGATAACAAGATCCGCGCCGTCTGTAGCTGGACGAGAAACGGAAATAACACGAGCGCCACTTACTGAGCTTGAAACGCCGGTAAGAGCTTCGATCTTGGCCTCGATAGCCGCCATAGTTGTCGCATGGTCGCCGCCGTAGGTCGTACTTGTGATCGCTACACCGTTAATAGAAATAGAGACAACGTCGGCAGCGACAAGGTCAGCCGAAAAAGTGATTGTCCCGTTCTCTTGGTAGATGTTTTCGACTTGTGTTTCTGCGTCGGTACCACGAGCGACGCCGCGTCCGAACTGAATCGCGGTAACGCCGCCGTTAAGATACGACTCTACACGACGTGGGCCGGTGTCCGCGATAAGACCCGCGCGGCCGCGTGCGAGGTCGTTGCTATAAGATAATTGACTCATTTTTTCACCTCTTTGCCCTCGAGCCGGTCGATCATACGTTGACGAGCGTCGGTTACGGGGTTAATTTCGTTTGCGTCAAGCTCCGGAAGTGCGCGCACGGTTTGCTTAACGGGAGCGGCTTTCTTCTCGAGCATAACGACGGATTGATCATAAAGAGCTTGCACATAATCCGCGCTCTTACCGTCGAGCTGAACGTCCGGGAACGCCTTTTTGCAAAGCGCGCCTTTAAGCTCACTCGAGCTCTTGCCCTCGATCTCTTTGGCGTCGAGGTGCAACGTTGCACTCACAAGAACTTTCGCCCGCTCATCCGCGCGTTTGTTAATCTCGGCCTCGTCAAGCTGCATTGCCTTGGCGCTCTCAAGATCCTTTTTCAAAGTCGAAATTTCGGACTCTTTCGCGTCAAGCTGAGCGGTCAACGTAATGACCTCTTTCGCGCTTTTGTCTTTCTCGGCCTGTAAGCCTTTAACAACGGGGACAGCGTCCTCGTCCATCTCATAACTCACAGAATCGAGCACAATAATTTTTTTACCCATTTTTGCCTCGGTTGTTTGTATTTCTTCGTCTATAAAGTCAAGCTCAACACCGTCGTATTCGATAGCGTCAAGGACGATTTTCGCGTTACCCACGCGCCCGCTTTTTTCAAGTGAGAGGTGGTTATATATGCGGCTTGTTTGTTTACTGTCGTAGTGTACGCCCTCAGGCGTTACGCCGGGGGTGAAGTCGATATCTGCGATATACCCGCAAGAGAGCTCCGGAAGGGTTTTGTCTTTTATCTGGGCAATCGCGCCCGCGTCCATAACGACGAACTTGGCCATAATGTCGCTATCGTGTTGACGTACGTTTTCAAGGACGGATCCTTTAGAGAGACGAGCGGCGTTTTTGGGGGTTATGAGCTTGCCGTCCTCGGTGTACGGGTGCCCGCTTACGAGGGGTTTGCCGATTAAAGTAGCGTATGATCTTGCGTCGTGGACGACCTCGGGCGGACAGTATCTTTTATGAGCCTGCCCGTTTACAAGGTACGTAAACACACCCGGGCGGGTGACTACGGCGTCGCATACAAGAAAGCCTTCATCCGTTTCCACGGTCGAACCTTTCAAAATAGCTTTGTCAAACTGAGCGACTTTTTTAATCATAGCCCTCGCGAGGTGTTTGTTTTTTACACACGCTCAAAAAGGTAAAAATGTCAAGGTATTTTTATTGACAACTTGACAAAACGGTGTCATAAATAGAAAAAAATTAAAAAGGCGGTCAATATGAAAGAGGACAAAGCCCCGAGCAGGGAAGAAATAAAGCGCGTGCAAGAATATCTTGAGGCGCAATCGAAAGAGAACGACGGGCGGATCCTGCCGGAGGAGGTCAACACCATAAGCGATTACCTCAAGGCGTGCTCCGATCTCGTCACGGCCTTGGCGAAGTGTATCGCCTCGGGTAACGTCAAGAGCAACGTCGAGAGCTTATTCCAGTCAAAGAACATACGCGAGGTCGAAGTCGTCAAGATAGTGAACAAATATTTGTACGGCGAGGTTGAGAAGTGAGTAAGCACATACCAAAGAAAACCGACGCCCCCGAGAACGCGACGCCCTTAGCTCGTAAAAAGCGGACAAAGTTCTCGAACAAATACGACCCGGATCTCGTCGCGGCAAAAGACCTTAACTCGACACCAAACAAACGAAAGTTAATTCTTAAGCTTTGTGAGCTCGGCGCCCCTATACTAGAGATCGCCGACACGCTCGGGGTTACGTCGGCGACGATAAACGCGTGGCTCAGAGAGGACTCAGGCTTTCATAAGGCTTTTGAGGACGCCCGGCTCACGGGTGACAAGCTCAGAGTCGCGGCCGTTGAGGACGCGCTGTTTATGCGGGCGCTTGGTATGACGGTGTACGCTGAGGTCATGACAAAAACGGGTCAGGTAATGGAACTTAAGAAAGAGCTCGCGCCGGACGTGGCCGCGTGTCAGTATATCCTTTCGACTCAAAAGTCAGAAAAATGGCAGCAGAAAACGTATGTCAATCTTGAGGGTAACGTTGGAATTGAGGTTGTCCGCTATCAGCTCCCGGACAATTTGAGGCAACTAGAGAACGTAAGCGAGGTAGATAATGAGAGCGAGGTAGAAAACGAGGTCGAGGCAAAAAGAAAGCGGGCTTAGGAGTCCGCTTCTCTTTTAATCTTTGCGCAGTATATCCACAAGTCGTTGTCGTCTTTTTCATATGGATATGTTAGCTCAAAATCTACGTCGGTAAGTACCCCCACGCTATAACCTGATTCGTGGTCATCCCAAAAAACGCATCTATCGCCGATCCGTGGCTCTTCTCGTGTAAATTCAATGCTTATCGTTTCCATCCTCTCACCCCTTTAGTTTTTCAAGCATATCCGCTGCGAGTGCCCGACGTATCAGGTACAAGTCGAACCCGTCCGCCGTGCCAAAAAAGAGGACTCTCTCGCCTGAGTCCATAGCCGCGTCGCGGCGGGCGCAAATAGAAGGCATATCCCCCACGAAAACGCCGCTCTCTGTCTTACATACCCAGTTGTAAGGGTTACGATGTGAGCCTTGGAGCTCACCCTCGAAGCCACGTTTCATATCATCATCCCCGTGGTAATAAATAGCTTAAGGCGATTCGCCCAGAGTACGACAAAATCCTTGCACGCAGAATACTTTTTCATATCTGAAATAACCTCACCCGCCCAACGTGATTCTCTAGTCATCTTGACCCCCTTTTAAAAAGCCCCGCCCGGAGAAATCCTTACAAAACCCCGGGCGGGTAACATTTTGAATTAAATAAAGGGGCGGTTTTTTTCAGGGCGCCCAGCCTTTTATTAGTGCTTTTGATTCTTTGACAATACTTACGAAATTAGTTATTGTCAAGTCTTTTCCGCTAACTTTTTGCTATTTTTTTAGCAGTTATTTTTAGTGCTTTTACTCTAAAAAGTTACTACACATAGAAACACTATTCGCTCGGCTTGTCTAAGAACGCTCCCAGAGCAAGCGCAAAAACTGCCTTCTTTGTGCGGCCGCTCTCCGCCCGAACATACTCATCTAGCCGCTTCGCTAAGCTTGCGGGTAAATGTACCGTTGTAACGACTAGCCCCTCGTATTGTTTGTCCATTACACCTCTCCTTTTTCCAGTAAAAACTGGCGGTTTATTTCTTTATGCTTTTTACCGTGGCAGCTCTCGCATATACACTCTAAATTCTCGTAGGAATTGTCTCCCCCAAGTGCAAGCGGGGTCTTGTGGTGTATGACTAGCTTCGTATCGTGTCGCCCGCAGTATACACACTGATACCCGCTTTTTTCTTTCATGTACTCCGTAAGAACCGTCCACTGCTTTGAGCTTATTTGAATACGCTTCAACCGGTTAGCCTTATTACACTCGAGAGAGCAAAACCTATGCCCGTGCGTTTTTTTAGAGAAAGGACTTCCGCATTCTATGCACACCCCTTCGCCGATCGCGGGCTTACTCCCGTGTAAAGAGTAGTATTGCCGCCGGGCGCGCTCCCTCGTGCACTCGGGCGAGCAGTATCTTTGGTTAGACGTTTTTCGGACAAAACCCGCCCCGCACACTGCGCACACGCCCGCCGGGTCCACTTCTAGTACTCTACTATGCGCTCGATTATGCCTCCGCTTAGCTTCCGTAACACACTCAGGAGAACAATATAAATGCACCTTAGCGCGAGTTTTAAAGGCTCTTGCGCATATGGGGCAAACGGCCATCCGGGGGTCTCTTTTTTTGTACACTTTCGCTCGGGACTTACACTCGGGACAGTGTAGTTTGTCTTGGGTCGGGTTCGTTACCTCAAAGGACGCGCCACACGTTAAACAAGTCTGAAAATCTAAGCCCTCGTACCATTCGTCAAGTACCATACATACCTCCACATACGAGTACTTTAATATTATAATACTCGTATATAGTCAAGTACTTTTTACCCGAAAAGAGCACAAAAAAGGTTACTCACTTTCGTCGGCGGTAATATATTGCTCATGTAGTCTCTGTCCCGCGTGAGACTGTTCCTCAGCCCTTGTGGGGAGACTTTCGTATATTATCGTAGCATATTGACCCGGGCGTATTCTAAGAGCGTACGAGCCTTCTCGGCGGGTCTCCTGATAAACCTCGACTCCGTGTTTGTCTATGCCGTCGTACCTGAAAAACCCCTCTTTCTGAAATACGACCTCGCCGTCGATAACCGATATACGACCACGGGGGGACGTCTCAAGCTCCTCGAGTATCTCGGTAAAGTTCTGCCCCTCTAAAGGCGGGGGCGTATCCTGCCCCGACGAAACGAACACACCCAGGACGACCGCACACGCTAAGCAAAGCGCAAACACCCCGATTTGTTTTTTGATTGATACCTTTTTAATTTCCATTGTTTTCCTGCCTCTCATTATTTTGTTGTTTCTTTTTCGCTTTCGGCGATCATTGCGTCTGATAGCTCATATGATAATTCTGAGATTCTTACTGAGTTAGCGTTTGTAAAATCAGTATTTGCGCATAATCCTTGCATTGCCATCGCTGCAAAGTACTCTCGTTTCGTAATACCCTTCTGGGTAAATCCGTGACCCATTGATACTGGATAAGCATAATCTTTGTGTTCCATAATACCCCCTATTTTGTTATGACAATTTGTTCTTTAGTTCGAACCGTACCGCACTTGATACCCGCACGAATAGCCATCTCTAAGTATTCCCAGTCGAACGCCCCCGGGCATACTGAGCGCCCCGGCCTCGTATACACGCCCGTCGCTCTCTTTTGGTACATATTATGCCCGATGATCTCACGAACGGGAAAACGTTCAAGATCAAAGCGCAAGAGTTCGACGTATGCGGCGTATTGTTCAACGGTCGGAAACGACGCCGAACGCTTTATAAACTCCGTCCCGATAGTCGTAAGATCGCCTGCCTTACCCGTGCCCGTGTGATACACCCAGTTATGGGGGTTAATCACTTCCGTGATAGTACCGTCCGGATCTATACAACGGTGAAAGAGGGCGATCCCGCGCCGATACTCCTCGGATCTCTCGCCGCCCCTCATCCACGCCAAGAGGCCGACGCCGCCGTCGGTCGCGTGTACTATATGAGAGTACACTTGTTTGCCCTCACGGGGGAATCCGTCGCACTCATACTTCTCGCGGATTGTCCGGTCTACCTTGTACCCGTACGTAAAGTCATTTACTGTCATTTTCTCACCTCTTTGGCGCGTGCCCGAAATAGGATCCTGAGGGCGTATCTGAGCCGTTGACGCCATCCCCTTGACACCACATACGCCATAAACCCTTCAATGATCCGCGTGCGCTCTTTCTCGGCACCCTTGCGTACGAGAGCCGCTCGGCGCTCGATTTGTGTTAATCTTGACATAGTACCTCACTTTGTTCTTTCGGGGGCTGGTGAGTTGGCGTCCAGCCCCCTCATGAGCCCCCTTAATTTATTTTTTATGTACTTTTACGCCCCGGTATATCTACAAACTAAAATAAGGGGGCTCATGACGGGGGCTGGTCAAATAGTATCCAGCCCCCTCGGCTCGCCTAATGAAGAACGGTAAAAGCCCATAAAACACAGGGTTTCGAGCTTTTCAGTTATTCAAAATAGTACTTAGGGGGCTGGAGGGCTGGTCAAATTAACTTTGCGCAAAATGAGTTATTCCACCAATAAAGAGCCTCAAAACAGTGCTACGGTACAAAGTTCGTTTTTCCAGCCCCCCAGCCCTCCATGTTATTTTTTATAGGGGGCTTCCCCCCGTTCGTCAACTAAAATACGCCGTCGGTCTTGTTAAGCTCTTTTAAAAGCTCTTTCGTTTGTTCGTCGTAGGTCATTGCCCCCCACTTTATGCGGTCGATTATACGATAGCGGAACTCTTCCCCGTCAAATTTCCGCTTGCCGCCGGTGTCGTGCCCCTGCTCAGTGAGCAGGCGCCCGATAAATTGCCCCGTACACTTATAATGATTATCTTCAAAACGGATCTTTCTCGCGAGCTCTTTCGTAATTACGACGATTTTGTCTTGTATGAGCTGCTCGAGCTCCGCTTGTATATCGGGCTTGGTGTCCTCGATAATCTGCTCTTTTGCTCTCGTGGTGGGCGGGTGCATCCCCGCGAATTCGTCCGAAATATCCGCCCCGTCAAGATCCCGGATCTCGTACGCACTAAAGAATTTATGGAGCGCCCCCGCGTATCTGTCGCGGTTTTTCCTAAATTCTATGTAATAGCCTATGGGCTTTTTCGGGCTTTCGACACGTGCCACGAAGAACCGGCGGTCGTCTTTGTCCATTATAAACGGGTCAGCATAATTTGACGTCGCCCAAAAATGAAAGAACGTTTGGCGGGTCGCCGTTTGCTTGTGCATCTCGCGCACGGCTATGCGGTCTTGTGCGATAAGTTCCTTGAACTTCGTGTAAATATTGTACCCGCCGATACGAGCCTCGTCAAGGGACGCCATAACGCTATTTGCTGACCATCCGTTGAACTTCTCGGCCAGTACTTCGTTGTTGAGTACTACTTGATTATGTTCGCCTATTAGCTTGGCGACCGTTTCCAGTATAAGGCTTTTTCCGGTTCCTTGCTCACGGCCACAAATGAGAACCCCGTGTCGTATACGCACCCCCGGGCGTTGTACCATGTGCGCGATATAGTTTAACAAGTGATTGACAATTATCTCTTTGTCGACGCCGTCGAACAAATAGTCGAGGTGCTCAAGGAACCAATCGACCCCGCCGGCAGTACTGTCAAACGTGGGCGCCCGGTACGTGTTGAACATGGTGAGCCCGTTCGACATAAAGAATTCATCCGCGCCGGGGTAATACTGTAGATCATCCGCGCTTTGTAGAAGCCCGCTCTCAGTCGCGACCTCGAAAGGCGCGGTTTTTTTGACCCGTATGCCGGCAAATTTCGAGTTAAAAGCCGCCCTATTCATCGAGAATTCAGGGTGCCGCCGGGCGTGTACGCTCAGCTCGCCCCTGTATATACACACGAAAGAGCGCAGCGTCTCGGCCATACGTTCGTTGACGCCCAGATACTCCCGTTTAACGTCCTCTATAGTAGCGTCGGGGTGCATTTTCAAATAGAGCTTTTCCAGCCGCCCCCCGTCGCAGGCTCGCCCCGGTTCGTCGTGGCCGGCGCCAAAGTCGCAGTATATACCTTTTTCGAGGTCGACCAGTAGCGCCGTTCCCGACTTACTCTCCCGCCACGGGGGCGGCATCCTAAAGCTCGGGTATTCGTGGAACTCGGCGCACTCGGGGAACCACTCGAGAATCCTATCTCTTAAACCTTTGTCAACGCCTACTAAGTCCGTTATCGGTTTCGATTCTTTTTGTTCTGTTACCTCTTTTTTCGGTATGAGCCCCAGCGTCTCGAATCCGTCGTCGTCTATAACCAGCGGGTCAACGGGGTTTTCGATAGCGTATTCGTCCGAGAAACCGAGGTTCCAAGGAACGTCGATGAAAGGGAATTCCACATCCCCCAGCGAAAAGAGCAGGGTTACGCCCGCCCGGTTTTTTATCACCTTTTCGATCGGGTACTTGAATACGTAGTGGCGACCCCCCGAGGGGGTGCGAACTTGCCACGTATTCGAGAACAGGGGGTGCGAGTCGAGGAAGTCCGTCGCGCTTTTCGCCTGTTCTTTGTCCTTTATCTTGTCAAGGTCGATATCTATAACGGTATAATCCCGTGAGAATACGAGCCCGAACTTATCTTTTCCGAACAATTTTGCATTGATGAACGCTTTCTCTACTTTAAAAGTCGTCGATACTTGGCGCTCCCAATACGATCCGGCGTTCTTGTCGAGCTTTCGGTGTATACCGCAAATACCCATCTCTTGTAGTTCATAAAGTCTTTTTCTATCTGGTGCGTTGCTCATATATTAGCCCCTCAAGTTCCTATCCTAAAATCGGGCGCAGCCCAGTCACTCGACCAGTCCAGCGCCTCGGCGAAGCCCGCGATTTGTACAAACTCGTCGTAATACGCTTTTATTACTTTTTTATCCCGTATCATGAGGGCGTTTTCGAAGCTCCGCGTCGCGTTTTGCGTAAAGTTATACGACCCCGTCCATAATATTGACTTGCCCCAGTTAGCCATATATTGTCGCGAACCGCAATTACACGAGGATTCATCGTCCACGTTTTGCGGCGTTTTGTTGTTTCCGCATATACACTCGCCCCGTTCTTTGTCGCATACGCATTTTTCAGCGCACAAACACGGGTCTCCGTACGCCCAAGCGGTCTCGCTGGGGCGTTTTTTATAGTTTTTTACCCCTATTATAAACTTGTTGTGCATACGCGGGAACGCGGGGTCTTTGTCACGGTTATAATTACCGACGCACATTATAGGGTCATTGCTCCCCGTGCATTGGTTGTAATGGGTTAAACCCGGCCACCCGTGGCGCCAGAAGTCTTTTGGCAGTTTTTCGTATGCCGCGCGCAAGCGTGCTTTCCAGTTGCCGCCGCTCTCAGGGCGGAGAAAATCCTCTTTTTGTACGAGGATATACACTTCGTCTTTTTTCGACAGCTCATGTATTATGTCGAAGTCAGTAAGCCACGCGACACACCCGACCACGGCGTCGGCGTATCGTATTACTTTTATTAGGTGCTCTTTGTGGTTTTTGAATACAACTTGTAAGTCCTCAACGGTCTCGTTTTTCAGCCGTACCCCGTTGTCAGCTTGTTTTTCGTTTTCCATGCAGTCGGTTCTGATTTCTAAGTCGTGCAAATTGTTGCTCGCCATTTTTCCCGTTCCTTTTGCGCCATAAACGCAAAAAAGCCCTGCCACTCCCGCGCCCCCGAAAATAATCAGGGTGAGACCGCACGGAGTGACAAGGCTTTTGTGTAGTTTATAACCACGGGAAAAGGTCTCAGTTTTTCCCTTGATTACAATTAAAGCCACCATACACCCCTTAACAGAAAAATCAAGCAAGAAAAGAACTTGACAAAGCCCCCATTTTCTCGCCTGATTCATATACTCTCTTTTGATTTTAGATAGTCTGTCCGTAAGAGAAAGCCCCCTCTAGTGTATACCTTGAGGGGGCTTTTTTTATTTACTCATTTTCTCCCGTATTTCTTGCTTGTACGCCTCGGCCTTTTTCGCCGTCTTGTATTTCGACAATAAAAACAAAGCGTTCGTCGCGAGGTGCGCCAAGTGTGACCGCCCGCTCTCAGGATCCACGTCCTCGCCGTCCATATACGCCGCAAGATGACGCAGCAGCGCCCCGACATAACGCTCACTAGAGACGCCTTGCCAGTTGTGAGCCCCGTACTTTTCAGCGCCATACGTCAACACGTCCGCGACTTTCACAAGGGCGTTAAAAGGTAGTAGCTCCATTCTGGTCTTATTGTCGTCGTCTTTCCGGCCTTCGTTTGCAAGCCCCGCCCATTTATTAAGGTCGCCGCTCGGGTTTTGTGGGGGCGTCGACACATACCCCGCCGGAGGCCTTGTCGGCTGATAGCCGCTTGCGTACACGTTCCCGCTTTTTAAAAATTCTTTCGCCGCCTTGAGTACTGCTGAGTCGGCGTGATACCCGCCGGACTTGCATAACTCCGGGTTATCGAACCCAAGAAAGCAGTCTTCGCACTCGACTGTCTCACACCCGCCGCCCTCGGCGATAATAGCGTTTGCCGCTTGTTTTTTAGTCATAACCTCTCCTTTAATACGGTTTTTTCGTATTTGAAAAACGAGAAATACTCCGCTCCCGATAGGGGTTGACGGCGTACGTTAACAAAGTGTTGTATAATGTCGCTTTGCGTTTTACAAGGCACGGGCACACATTGCTCGGGCTTGCCCGGAAACTTAAATACTACAATGTAGTTGAATAGCCGGTCTTTCTCTCTATTGTTCACTTTAAAACCTCTCTCATATTTTCTATAACCCTCGCCATCTCGTCAAGCGCGAGCGAGTACCCGAGCTCGACGTCGTGGTTATGCAATTCGACCCCCTGCCGCTTGACTATTTCTCTCTTGACGTAGTAGAAACAATCCTCTATTCCTTTACTTCGTTCTGTGTGCATTTCCCTTCACTCTCCTTTTATGCTTGTTTTTGTTCTGCTGCCGTTTCCCGCCGTGAGGCATACCCAGATAAAAAAGCATACGCCTTGATAAAGTCCGCCGGTTTTATGGTCTTATTTCGGCTCACCTCGGCGGCTATCTCGTCGACGACCGGATCCCCGAGCCATTGCTTCAAGGCTTTTTGCGCTTCGTCCGTTTCTTTCATTTTATAACCTCGTCAATGGTTTTTTATTTTTACGTTTTTGCAATTAAGTATTTCCCTTATACATCTTTCGCAAGTTACAATCTTTTTATTAGTTCTTACCAGTAAATA